GATCGCGAGCAGAAACTGGCTGACGAGGCTAGGCAAGCCGAACAGAATCGACTGGATGCCGAACAGCGGATCAAGGATATGGAAGCGAAAGCGGCGCAGGAGTTGATCGACTCCAAGGCTCGAGAAGCCAAAGCTGCTCAGGATGCTATCGATCAGAGCAACCGTGAGAAGGAAGAGGCCCGACGCAAAGAAGCAGCTGATCAAGCCGCTCGTGAGCGAAATAAACGCCATCTGGCCAGGATCAATAATGAAGCGATGGAAGGATTTGTTGTCGGCGGCATGACCCAGGAGTGCGCAAAGTTAGCTGTCACTCTGATTGCTAAAAAAGTAATTCCGAATGTTAACATTGCGTACTAACAAAGATTGGCCATTCATCCTGCTAACCTTAGGCTGGCCAATGGGATGGGGAATTAGCTTGATTATCTGGTGCTTGTTGCAGGGATTCAAATGACCGAAATTGTTTTTCTGGAATGGTGGGATAGACCACTCGTCAACGATGGCGAAGAATCACCGACCGAGAGAATTGCAATTGTGCTGGTAAATGGGAAATTGGGCGAGATGACTAAGGCGCAATGGGAAGACTACTCGTTGGAGCATAATCTATGAATGATGTACAGCGGATAAATCTAATTGTACTGTGGCGAATGTTTCTGCAAACTTCAGCCGTAATCATAGCCGCTCTTGTGCTTGGCTATGGACTTTATGCTTTGATTGATCTTCCAAATACAGAGGAAGTTGTTGGGAAGGCGATCGCTATTTTCCTAGTAATTATTATCATTACCATGATATGCGCAGGATTCGCCTGCTGGTTTAAAAATATTAAGGAAGACATGGTGAACAAAAATGAATAAGGATGAGCGTGATAAGTGGCGCAAACAGTTGCTATGCGTTTCTGACGTGCCTGCTGTTATCGGAAGCGCAGTGATATCCCTACTCGATCACATCGACGCGCTGGAGCGGCAGATAGAAGCAAAGGATTCTGCGATCAATGATGTGCTTGGTTATAACGTCCAAGAGGCTATAGACCGCTATGGCGATGCCAGAAAAGCAGAAACCTGGTCGTGCGTAATTCGTTTGAGAGCAGCCATCGCCAGCGCTCCGGAGGTGCATGATGCGGGTTGACATGCTATCTGATGGCACGCTTTTTTTGTCCGCTGATTCTCCCGTAGAATCATTTGCGCTTTTAGCGTGGTCACAACAGGGTGAAAAGAAAATTCAATATTCTTTTCATGATAAAAATCTCTTGGATTTATCAAAAGAGTTTGAAGAAATGATCGAGCAAATTGGTAAAGAAAAGAAAGAGTTCTATGCCTGGAAGGCACTTAGAGAGCTAGAAGCAAAGGAGTCTGGGCAATGACCGCACCCACTGAGCAGACGCTGTTTGAGCGGATCACCGAAGCTGGCAGAAAATATCACTGGCGGCTTGAATGGGAAATCCTTGAGCCAATTTCAGAAATCATTGACCAATATATTGACGAGCGTATGCGGTGGACAACCCCGCTGCCGGAGAAGAAATAGCATGAGCGAACGTAATCAAACATCGTTGCAGGGCTGGATCAATGAGCTTCGTTTGTTGGGGCAGCATCCAAACATAACGAGCTTTTGGATCACCAACGCGATCAGGGTGATTGTTGAAGGGCTTGAACATTATGCGCCAGCGCCCGACCAGCCCGCTGCATTGTCACATGAGATATGGGCCGCTGCGCAACTCCTGCCTGACGAAGGCATTGAGGACGGAGTGCAACGCATCCAAGCGCTGCTTAGCAGAGACGAGCCCGACCAGCCCGCTGCAGAACTGCCTCAACCTGGGCACGAGCGCTATCGAGTTGAGCCAACTAACGGCGGTTTTTGGCCATACAAAGTCTTATGCGGAACTGGTACACGTGAATTATTTATAGGACAGAAGAAAAATTGTGAAAAAGTGGCTATGGAATTGGCTGCGGCATATGAAGATGGCCGCTTTGTGGAAATGACACAAGCGCAGGCCGAGCCGGTTGCTGAGCATGTCGCAATAGTCAATCGGCAGCATATTAGCGGGAACGTTGAATGGCTTGATCCAATGCTGCCCGACGGCACGAAGCTCTACACGCGGCCCCAGCTAGCGGCAGTGCCTGACTCTGAGATTGATCGTCATCTGGATGCCGTGCTCAAGGCTTCGGGTTCTGCCCTGCGACACTACACACTAAACGGAACAGTTGAAAAGATGAGGGCTGCAATGCGTTCTGCATTAGCCGCCGACCTGGAGAGGAATATTAATGACTGACATAACCGAGAAATATTGCAGCTTCTGCGGAAAAAAGGCCGATAATTGCTTTGCGATAGTGAAAGCTGAATCCTGCTCTATTTGTGATACCTGTATTGATAATGCGCGGGATTTATTGGGACAGTATCGATTGCAGAATAATAATGGGGAGATTCAGGATGCATGCGAACCAGAAGGACCAGATAGCCGCTCGCTTAATTAGCCATGATCCTTTGCCATTAGGGGTCATATTGTATATCACGACCGTCTTTGATCTGCTGCAGCCAGAAGCGCGGGTCTTGGCTCTGTTAGCGGATGGATATACCGTCCCCGAGATGGCGGGATTAACCGGGTATACCGAAGGCGCCGTCAGGACCTATATCAAGCGAGCCCAGGCCAAGACCTATACACACACTCAGGCTCAGTTGGTCCGAGTAGTATATAGGGCCGGGATGGCGGCTTAATCGGCTGTAGCGGAGAGCACAGCAATACTGAATCGAATAACAACCGATCCTCCAGTGGGCATGTCAGCGGCCGCCACACTGCTAACTGCTTGTCCTGAACCAAAAGCGGGGAATGAGAACGCAGTGGCGTTTGCCGGCAGTTGAACGCCGATTTGGGTATAGCTAGCTTTGGTTATGCCCGTCCAATAAACAGACCCAAGATGATTCAAATCAGTCACGTTTTTCGAACTGAATGGCAATCCCGAAATAATCAGCGGCCCCGATGCCGTGGTATGGGTAAATGCCGAGGTTTCCACATCACAGCTATAATACGTAATATCCCCTATCCGGCTCCAATAACCGACTTGTTTCGAATAGGTGACAGCCAGATTACCTGGCGTGTTAAAGGTGAGTACCGGCGTCCATGTCCTGGTCGTGGTTGCAATGATCCCGCCTGTATTACATGTCCCACTAATACTGCCTGGGAAGAAAGAAGCTACATTCGCTGCTCCGATATCGATGGTGCCGTTTTTGTGGGCGAGAAAGAACGGTCCGGTTGCTGCAGTGGAACTCCAGGTAACGCTGCCACAACTGATGCTGCCCTCTGCACAGCCCGCAAAATAGCTGGAGAAGGTGGGCGCACTACCGTTAGTAACCGTAATCGTCGAGCAGAAAATCATCCCTTCGGAGCCGACATGGAAATGGCTGACAGCACCTCCAGAAATGGTGTAATTCCCATCAGGGAGAATGACTCCTCCTGTACCCGCTTCGAAATGCGAGCCAGCACTGCTGCCAAAATCCAATGCCTGGCAACTGATATAAGAACCTGTATAGGAAACAATACAGGCTCCGCTTGTAGTAGTGGTCATTTTGAAACCACGGATGACTAACGCAGCTCCATTCTCTGCTCGGAAACAATCGGCACTTGTAGCGTTGATGACGCAATTGGCCGGGGTGGTCGTGTTTCCGAAGACATATACATTCCCCTGACCGACCCAACCCCCTTTAACAGTGAGCCCCGCTGTATAGGTCCCATCTGCCACCTGCACCGTGACATCATAACCATTGAGATCAATCTTGTTTTTTATGGTATCGATGGCTTTTTGAATGGTGAGGAAGGCGCCGCCTGAGGTGGCTGTCCGTCCCGTATTGCCATCGCTACCATCCGTACGGACATAATAGGTTCTGGAGCCTGTTAGCTTCTTGCGAATATTGCCACCCACACTCGTGGCAGTATAGGTTGTGTCTTCATCAAAGCCGATATCATCAGCATCCGAGGCAGAGACCGAATAAGGCCCCAATGTATCGATAACAGTACCCGCAGCATCCTTAGTTACAATCTTGTAGCTGATTGAGGTATCCCAGAACAAATCGTTGGCCGGTTTACCGAGAGTATTCAGGGTCAATGAAGTACCGCCCGATGTGCCGATGGAATCCGTGTAGTACGGCGTCGGCGTGGAGGTGTTCCAGAGGAAAAATTCCACCGTGCCCAAGTTTAATGGATTGCCATTGGCATCTTCGAATTGTGGCTTGAACGGTTGTGCTTTGAGATAGGCCATTAGCGATTGCCTCCAACGGCTGAAGGGGCGAGGAGCGGAGAGAAATCCTCAAGGCGCTGCTCTAGACGCTGCAGGAGCGGCTGGCCGGCTTGCGGGGCGATAGGCAGAGGTGTGACGGCGGATTGAGCAGCGGCTCTGTTGGCCGCCGCCGCCGCGCGCTTTTCAGCAACATCCACGATAACATTGAGACCAGGAACCTTTCCTGCCAGTCCCAAAATGCTCAACGTATTGCGGTACAAATAGCTGAGCTTAGGCGCCGATCCTTGCGGCACCGTTCCGCGTGGCGGGTTGGAAATCTCTTTAACGACCTGATTCAACCGCTCCAGCTTCGCCGCCTTCTCTGGCCCGAAAATAATCTTGAGCTTCTGTGGATTGATTTCCTGCAAAACGCTGTTTACTTTGGCTGCTGAGGCAACAACATCACCCGCTTCATTCATGCCCATGTTTGAAAAGGTTTTGTCGCCAATGTATTTAGCCAGCTGAGCACGTGTCAGGTTTTTCTGCGTGCTGTTGGCGCGGCTCCAGACAGCCGAGAAATCATCATTTGTGCTGTTAATAATAGCGGTCTTGAATACCTCTTCATCGGGAACCGTATCAACACCACGAAATCCGCGTTTATCCTTGAGTAAATTGACGAGCAATGGGTTCCCCTCCCAAACGCTTTTCTGCTGCCCGAATACGCGCCTGGCTTGTTTAAAGGCCTCCCCTCCTGCCGCCGCTTCGGCATCGTCCAGAATGCCCCGCATGCTGCCAAGCAAACTCTGTGCGTTCTTGTCCGTCGATGACGATGACGCATTGTTAATGACCTTGCGCAAATCCGTTAATTCGTTGAGGGTCGGCTCTCGGGAAAGCCGTACGGGATCACCCTTTGAATAGGCTTTGGCCGACTCCTTGGTCCACAATCCAACATCCTTGAGGTACGAAATCACCGGCGATGAGGCGTTTGAGGTAGCCAGTCTCGATCGGTTGGATTGCATGAACGAAAACAGCCCATCGATATTCGCAGGATTTTCCCCTTCCTGCGCTCTGGCGGTTTCGTAGAACTTTTCAGTAGTTTTGGCCGACTGCTTAGCCCCCTTTGCCAGATCGGCGCGCAGCGATTCACCAAAGGTTGGCGCATCAACAGCCTTCACTCCTGCGGGGGCTAATCCTTCAATCTGCGAACGGATAGCCTGGTTGTTCTCAATATAAACATTCCGTAATGCCTGGCCCTCGGTTTCAGTCAACAGGTTTTGTTCATTCAGGGCGTCATCGAAGGAGCGCGTAATCAGAGCGCGGGTGGGCTTGATGCCCAACGATTCGTACAATGCCTTACGCGCCACCGCCTCGGGCGGCAGATCGGAATTAACACTGAGCGCCTGCTGTGCATTCTTCAGCATGCGGGTTTTCAGCCCATCATCCAAAGCCCCCCAATCGAAGCCTATCCGCTGGGCGCCCTGCTGGGCTATAGCCTCCGCCTGGGCATTTGATGCCCTCAGTGCAGCTGCTTGAGGCGCAGTCGTTGCAGAGCCTGCCGGAAGGCTTGCTTGCGCGGCTCGTGGATCAATGTTACGGGCCGCAATACCGCCAGCGAGTCCTCCGGCCAGTCCCGCGACTTGCTGCATTTCTGGACCTGCCCCGGCTTGTCGTGCCAACTCACTGCTAGCACCAGCGGAACCACCAGCAACTGCTTGAGCGCCAGGAGCAGACCGCAAAAGATTCCCAACTCCCGCAGCAACAGGACTTGCAGAGCCGGCGAGCAAACCGCCCACGCCAAGACCGGCAGGTACGCTGGCAACACCGCGTGTAGCGGCATCCAATAAACGCTCCGTACCAGATGACGGTGTAGGGAGTCCAGCATCGGTCAGTCCTTGGCTCAGGGTGTTCCGGTAGGAGGGTATCAGCGGTTCGCCTGTAATGGCGCGAGAAGCTGCATTGACAGGGTAGGCGGCAAGATCGGCGGCAGCGGCAGGCAGTCCTGCCAAGCCCTCGATAGTCGAGCGGACACCCAGCCCAATTCCTCGGGCAGCATCGCTGAGAAATGAGCCCTCATTACCCGCGGCTTTATCCGCACTGTAATCCCCCGCCTTCAGCGCGTTCGCAATCTGCCGGGCCGCGTCAATATCCCCAGCGGTATCGGCGTTACGCAAAGCGGATTCGAGCTGGGCCTTAGTCGGCATACTTTTTTACCAGATCATCGAGGCTGGGTTTTGCGCCATATTGTTTGGCTTGGTCATTATGGAGCTGTTTGGCGTAGGCCGTGGCCTCTTCAGGCGTATTAAATTTACCTAGATGCTTACCTGTATTTTTGTAGAGCGCAATGGCCTCCGCATTACTGAGGATTTTCCCGTCATCGCTCACCGTGGGGATTAATACTTCCTGACCGCCAATGTTTACGCCAATAGAGCGCACCGTACTGATGGAGCCGTCAGCATTCTTGACAACCGGCCGCGCATTCAAATCAATATTGCCGGGCTCGGTCATCCCCTGTGTTTGTGTGCCACGGGGCACACCGGGATCATTAGTGCCAAGCTCTGCTGCGCGGCCCGCCGCAATACGCGCAGCTGAAATCACATTCTGAAGCCGCTCTTGCTTGTCAGCGACTGCTTTCTTGCCATCCCCGATTTGCGGGAAATAGCTGCGTGCATAACCTCTAAGCTGTTCTTTCGTGTAGGCCGCGCCTGTACCCAAAGTCAGAGCGGCATCCAACAGGTCTAGTTGAGCGGACTCTACCCGCTGACGAGCCTCACCCGTCAATAGATTGGCAGGTGTATCGCCGCCAATCAGTGGGAAGGAGCGCACTGCTTCAGAAAGTACTGAAGGCTTTGCAGCGTCTGGCTTATCGCCGATCGCCTCGGTGAGTTGTTTCTGCGAAAACTCCAGCCGGTGCAATAACGTACCCGCTTTACGCTCACCCTCACTAGGCACGGCATTATTTCGGCCTGTGGCGGGGTCGGCAGGGCCGCCGGGGATGAACGAAAGCGTTCCATCGGGATTGGCACGATAGCCCGCCGGCGGTTTATTGGGCTCGCCTCGATTAAACTTATCCTGCTCCAATTTCAGCCTGGCATTATCAATGGCCAGCTGTGATTGCTGATAAGGGGTCAATGTATTGGGATCGGCCTTGCCGTAGATTTTCTGAAATGCCTGGGCATATTCCGGTGTTCCCGGCTTATACCCCAAGGCTTCCAGATTCTGCTGTTCGTTCGTGGGGGCAGGGGCTTTGCCAAACAGCCCCAATCGTGCGCCCATTTCGACATTCTGATCGACCAGGCTTTTGAGCTGATTCGGGTCCTGATCAATGAGTTGCAGGGCTTGATCGGTGTGCGAAGTGCTGAGCCCCAATTGCTGAAGCTGGGCTTTGCGCTGGGTCAAATAGGATTTAGCCCCAGCCATATCATTACGATTCAGGAACTGCTGCACTGCAGCCGATCCTAGGATGACCGATTTATCCTCATCGCCCAGCTGTTGTTGACTGGCTGCGGTATTTTGTAATTCGGCGCTTTTCGCCTGAGACTCCAATATCCGCTGGCGGTAGGGCTCATCTTTTTTCAGCTGCTGCGCCTGATCATAGCGGGCCCGGGCTAACAAGCCCTGATTGAGAACGCCTGTCGCATCCACTGTTTGGGTTTGTAGAGGAATAGACCAATCAATGGGCATTATTGGCCCTCCAGCATGGCGTAATTCACCATGTCATAACCCGATGAGTGCTGGATAACGGCTTCGGGATTGATCAGCCTGATTTCATCGGCCATCACCCCTCTATACCATTCATCCGACCATATATACCGGAAGTCATAAATGGGATATTTCCCATGTGTTCCACGTGGAACAATATTTCTCTTAAGGCGACGATCGGAGAAAAGGGCACCCAACAATCCCACCGCATTACCGGCACCCTGCTGCCGTGAATTGGCGCCCCCCACCAATCCCGCCGCCTGAGAATTGCCAATGCCTGTAATCAGATCATTAATAGTATTCCCAGACTGGAGCGATGTATTTGCTTGTCCAGCTGCTGATGCCTGACCCAGATTGACCGCATTGAAAAGATTGGATGTTTGGTTCTGCAATAAAGGTTGGCCAGCCAGGAAGGCATTATTGACTAATTGTCCGGTCGCATCGCCCAGCTTGCCTCTCCCTAAAAAGGTATTGTTGGATTGCCGATTTAGATTATCCATGGCGATACCGAATAGAGGATTATTTTTCAGATAATCCGCCTGGCCTTGTGGCGATAAGATGTCCTGTAATCCCCCCAGATTATTTTGGCCAAAAGTCCGGAAAGGCGCCAGATCAGACCGGGCAATATCCCGAGTTTCTCTCGTGAGCGCAATGGCATCCCTACCGGCTGCCGCTTGGGTATCAGCAGCTGCATTAGCTGCATCCTCGCCGGCCATACCGCTGATGTGATAGCCCAATGAGGTTTTCTTGGCTAGGTCCTCGCCGCCCACCAAATAAGCTCCTAATGACATTTCACCACCTCATAATAAACATGGGTTTCATCGGTCGTATACCGTTTCATGCCACATTGGGCTGCATAGAATCGTGTTTCGGGCTGACCTTTACGAACCCGGGCTAGCGCTTTGCCCGATTGGCCTAAAACCCATTCAATCGCCTGTTTACCCGCCTCTACAGCGGCTTTGCCCCGACTTGATGGATAAGTGGCCACATGGATGCCATGGCATTGCAGGAGCGGCTCTATAACGAACAATCCGACGCCCGGCTCATAGAGATAATGGAATGTCTCGGGAAGGCGTATAGGGCCTCCCAGCTCGGCCCAGAACGATCCAAAGAGGGGATCATTCAGCAGGCTTTGCGCAAAATCTCTATTCACTAATTGCATTAGTTCACAATCTCAATGCCCGATACCGTAACTCGGATCACATTCGTCGTCCCCGCATAAGCCCCCAACGAGCCCAAATTGGGAATCACATGACCAATGAGCCCCGTCAGAATCGCTGAGCTGTTCGCAGGGATATCTTGTCGCCATGCTGGATCGACCGCACTTGCTGCCACCCCTGCCGCCAATATATAACAGAACAAAGTCACTGAACTGGCGGAGTTGTTATAGGCCGTGGCTGTATTGATTTGTGCTACGCCACTTGTAGATGTGAATAATGTATCAACTGTCGTGGTCGTTGCCGTGATTTGATCGTTTAAATCCAGTGATTTATAAGTGACAGCCATCTCAGGCTCCTAATGCAATGATATGAACAGTTGTGCCATCAGGAACCGTTCGCACGGTTGCCCCCAAAACCAATAAGTTGGCTCCTCGTACTCCATAACCTGAAGCTGATGCAGCTGTAGGTGCTGAACTCAGACTGGCCATACCACGATCAAATATGTCTGTATCCGATAACTGGATGACGGGAAAAACCATAGGCGCCTTGGTAAAGGAGGCTTCGGTATAATCAACAGTCCACGCACCCCCTGTTGTAGTAGTAGTGCCCATCCAAATACGCGCATGATGCACCATTCCATCCGGCATCATGATACACATGGCTGTTTGTGCCGGCGGCTGCTTGGCTATTGATAATTTCGTCATATCATCCATGTTTTAATACTGCCAGTTTAATGGCATCCTCAGGAATTATGGGGGGGCGCTGCTTATGCGCCATCTTATCGATTAATGATTCGTAACGATTCAGTTGCGAAGAAACAAGTGCCAACCGTCTTTCAAGCTCATCAATCCGCTGTAACAAAAACGCATTCGTACCATCGGACAAGGAAGTGAAAGTGATATTCCCCTCAATGGCATCGTCAGCCCCACCTGTGCGCGCCCATAGCTGGCGAACAACCGTTAACAAAGCACTGTATGCCCCGTTCACTTCAGCATCCTTGCGGAAGGCGGCAGGCACTTTTAGGGGCGGCGGATTAACAGAAACCATTAGAATCCTCCGTCTTCAATATCCGCAAACCCAGCGAATAGGGAGAGATAAACAGGATCAGTGCATAAGATCCGAGGAACGATGGAATACCCATCCACGAACTTAAAGAAATCCACGCGCTTGCCATAATTTCCCATTACACCGATAGAAACTTGTTCTTCAGCGCCAAAAGTCTTTCCCCCATCATTGGAATAACGGCACATGATTTCAGGGTCAACGCCTTGGCCAACAGCCAATCCCACACCAACCTCCATATCAATCTGTAGACGTCCACAAATGACCCGATTTCCTGGTATGCCCAATTGACCGCCTGTAATCGGCGCCATATCACGTATTCTGAGCCTGGCTTCTCCATTATCGGTAAATGTGTCTTTATCCAGCTCATAAATATTGCCATTGCGGTAATCAGCAATCAGATGTTTCCCATAACAGAAAGCATAGGCATCGGCTAAATGTCTTTCGCCATTCATCCCAAAGGACAGCTCCACCCAATAGTTTAATGTGATGGAATAAAGAAAAGTTCTTGATTCGGTGGGGAATGTGACCCAATAGAATTGCTGTGTTTCCAGCACAAAACACCAGCCAATTGCATCATAGATAGTGTCAAATCCCTCCACCTCTCTAACGGCCGGCGTTGAAATGGGCTCAGCCACGGATTGCGAGAGTTTATAGAACTGTCGATCAGAGCCCAGAAAAACCATGACATCTTTATTTTCACCAATGGAATAAGTGGCGCCCAGGCCAATCTCGATAATTCCTTGCTCCAAACGCTCAAAGGGAAGATCACCTGAACCGCTAAAATACCATGGCTCTATCGAACGGGGACCGAACCAATAAATAATTTGATCATGCGAAATGCCTCGCATAATATCGTCGCCGTTAGAATTGGCTACTCCAACTGACAAATCATTAATTGTCCCGCCATCACCCGAATCGGATGCCTGAAACCGACCTTCATCACCATCATAGAGAAAGAATCCATTCAAATAACTCACGCTGTTTGGCGTTTCCAAGTTGGCACTGGTCACCAAGGAAACTGTAGTACCGTTGTATTTGAAAACATCATTCCCGGTGGTGATGAAAATATTCAGCCCATCGTCATCGAATAAACACCGTTGCGATCCCGTAATGGTACCCAGCACGGTGACGGAGCCCGCGCTATTAATCAGCATGAGAGAGTTTCCAGCGACTTGATAGAGCGACTCATTAAATACATGGAACCCTCTATTAGTGCCGGCCCTCGTTATAAACGCTTTACAGCCATAAAAGTCATAGGCGCACCATTTTGTTTCACGGCCAGGACCTAGATACATATTCTGGGTCTTCTGGTTAGACAATTGATTGGATCGATCTTTATACGAGGGTCCTGCCACTTCCACCGGAACGGTTTTCATGGTGTCGGCCCTTCCATCTTGATGGCGGGCGCCGGGCCATAACGCCCTTTGCGATCCTGCATGTTCGCTTTGCCAATGGCCCCGAGAAATTGGGTGTAGTAATAATCCGCCTTGTCAGGCTGAACAGCCCATTGGTACAGCGCTGCAAGCGAGCCCCAGAGGTAAATAGTGGGGAATCGGGTCAGAATGGCATTAGTCGGTGCAGCGGCCGTCAAGGGAGCCAGCGACTGGTAATAATCAATACCCAGCGTGTACACCGTATCGCTGATCCGATCAAACTCCACTTGGGAGGTCACCGTAAAGAATTTCGGCAATCCTGAAGTGGGTGAAATACGCATCTGATCGATGGGCGCAAACTGCAGCCTCAAATCACCCTGTGTCAAATTGATTTTGAGGCGGCGAAATTCCAGATAGCGGGTGGGAAGTGCCATATACCGGGTCGTAATACTTGTGACCCCGGTAGTCGCCACTTCCATATCGCGAATACGTAGAGATTCTTGGCCGTTGGCATACATTTCCGCCTCGGCAATATCGATAAATGTATCGAGCAGACTATTCGTATCAGACCGTTTAGACCAGTCCTGAATCGCTGTTTTCAGCTCGGCATATGTTTGTATCGTCATTCATCGGTCGACTCGTCATCTTCCGGTTTCTTCTTCGGACCTGGCTTATTAACGCGCACCATCCAAGCGCCGAGTTCTTGCAGACTTTTAATCTCGAACTCGGCGCCCGGACGGCGTCGTTGTTTGCCATACCAGCCCAGCTTTATAGCCCGAACCAGTATGCCCATATCAACCTACCAAATAAGCATTGGGATAGGTCGGTTCACTCATATCGATCATCGATTGCGGGATGAGGAATGAGGTCACCGTGATAGTGGGCGTGGTGCCTGTGGTGTCATAACGCACACCCAGATAGCGCTCACTCTCCGATAGAGCGGTCGGCGGGATGGGAATCGTAAATTTGAATCCGGCCACCAGCAGATCGGCATCTTGCGCCGGCGCAGTGGGAGTACCCGATTCAAAAACACGACGCCCAATCAATTGACGGCCCGTGGTTTGAGCGGCATTCGAGGCATACTCCACATCGAAGGTATAATCCTCATCGCCCGTGGTTTGATCAGCGGCCACATCAATCACGAAAACGACCGCCATCGGCTCGCCATTCCCAATGCTCCGGTCAGACGAAAGATCGATGACATTGGTCCCCACGGCGTCAGTAGTTACTGCCTGAGCATCGGAGAAGAGTTGTTGTGCGTCTACGTACATGATGATTCTCCCGTTAGACAACGCGCGCTTCGGCGATCGTCAAAGCATCGACCGTGCGGATGGGAATGCCGCGGAAAGTCAGCTTGCGCTTACCTTCCTCCATACCCGCTTGCAGATAGACGTTAGCCTTGTTCTGCGCCTGGATATCCAGCATTTTCGAGACGGTGCGGTTGGCATAAAACGCCAAGTTCACGCCCGAGGTTTTGTACAACTTGTGGATAGCGCCGATCATGTATTCGATCAGCTTGACCGAAGAGCCTGCACCGTCCGCCAGCAGGGCGGAATTGTCGATATTGGCAATCCGTACGCCGTACCGCCAATCTTCTACCACCAGACCCGGCTTCCACTTCCAATGGTCTTGATAGGCGCGCATCCGGTTGCCCGCAATGCCTGCCGTGGTTTCGACCGTGACAATCCCCAGGTCCTCATGATCGATACCGGCTTTCGACCCTTTCGGGAAAATCCCGTAAATCGATCGATCACCCCAGCCCACGAGATAAATAGACATATTGTCCGACCCGGTGCCACCCGCATCCACAATGTTCTCGCCGCTGTTATCGGTGAGAGAATCGTAGTAAGAGGCTAGGCCCACAAACTCCTCAGGCGCTGCAGCGGTGCCATAGATCATGGTCTGTGCGACTTCCTGCGCCATCGCTTCTACGAATGCCTTGGCTTCGCTCAGGCGAAAGGATTTCACATTGCCGTTGAGATTGGCGACGTCAACATCGGTTTCCGACCACGCTTCCAGAATGCCGGTTTGGAAGCTGACTTGCGCTGTGGTGGATTTGCTGGGCGCCGTACCCTGGTTCAGCAGTCGCCAGGCAACAGAGGGCAGAGCGGTGCGGATCGTTGCCTGGTGGCCGGTAGGCAGGTTGCCCACTTTCCACATGGCATCATCCAGGATTGCATTGTCTTGCGCCAACATCTCCACGATGTCAGCAGTCGTGCCATCCGGATCAAGGCGTTTCGCCCAGTCCGACAGCGTAAGTACGCTAGAGCCGATAGTGGCCATAAGTTAATCCTCAAGAGTTAGCATAGAGTCGATCTTCGAGTGACTTGGGAGCAGCCTGTTTGGGTTTGGGGACGGGCTTGGTGACTTTTTGAGGAGTTTTTACTTCCTTCGTAGTCTCCTTCCGCGTTTTCTGCAGCTGGTCGTATTTCGCTGCCTTCAGAATCGATGCCATCAGTTTCGAGCTAGTCACCTGTTCGGTAATGCCCTCACTGGCCATGTATTCTGTCAACTGCTTGATATCGGCCTCTTTCTTGACTGCATCCGTATTCCAACCCAATGCTTTATGCAGCGCCTCGGATTCCGCAGCGGTTTTTTCCTTAATGATTTGGTTGCGCTTCTCAACCAAGCCACTCAAGGTTTTCTTCCGCTCGTCCACCACTTCCTTCAGCCGCAAATATTCTGCGGTATCGGATTGGCGCAGCTCATCCCAATTGATGTTTTTCACATCACCCATAATCAGCGCGTCCAATTCACCCGTGATGTCATTTAAGACCTTCAGGGTTTCGTCGGCCTTGGAAGCCTTTTCGAGGACAACCTTTTCTTTGTCCTTCAGCTCGCGCGTGGCTATGGCATAGTCTTCGTTCCTCTGATACCCGTTCTTGAGTTCTTTGAGGTTGACCGTCTTCTCCTCACCGCGGATTTTCACGGTGTGGGTTTGCTCGGTTTCTTCATCGACCTCGTCGGTGGTTTCTTCGGCCTCTGACGTTTCTCCCTCGACCGTTTCAGTCTCGGGCACTTCCTCCTGCTGTTCTTCAACAACAGGCTCTTCAACGATCGCGGCCTCGGTTGGCGTAGGCTCCTTGACCACGGGATCGCTGTATAACAAATCGCTCAGGACTTTTTCGGTCATGTCACAGTCTCATCGTGCGTTTGACTTTTTGCATCAGGGTTTCATCAGCCAGTTTTCCGGTTTGCATTACCCGTCTGATATGGTTTTCAAACCAGCCGACAATTTGTAATTTTCGCCAGATTTCATCCCGGGCTTTCGAATCATCCGATTTTGTCAATTCAAAAGCGTTCATTAATTCCCCGCGAATGGCCAGCAGAGATTCTTGATAAATCGGGTTGTTGAGGATCATGAGGGCTTTCTTGCCCCGATCACTATCCTCGGCCAATCGCAAATCATTGCTGCTCGTCATACCAAAGACCCCGGAATATCTGCAGTCTGCTCTTGGGAGCCTTGCTGATATTTGAGTTCCAACTCAGTCAATTTAAGCGCCATATCTCGTCTGAATTGCTCTTGATCAGAGGCCAGTTTCAGCAGGAACTTATTGAGGTCTGAGGTCTGTCTGGCTTCCTCAATCGCCATATCCCCCTGCTGTTTAGCGCCATCCACCATGATCTTCGCTTGGGCTTTGATTTTCTCAGCCTCCGCCAGGGGGTTCTGCATCTGCTGCTGCAAGGCCTGAACCGCTTGCTTCAGAATCTCATTCTGGGCCAGCAAGATTTCTTGTGGCTGCTCGGGATCGTTGAAGAAGTCCGAGACCCGGCTTAATCCCATCGCCTTAATGATTCGTGTGGCTGTATTGTATACCTTTTTACTATCGACTAAAGGGCTTTGGATAGCCATTAACTGTTGCTGGATGGATAGGACTCCGCTCATATTCTGGAGGATTTCCTGGGTATCCCCGGCCCCTAAACCGACGTTTGATACACAATAATGTTCATAACGCCATTTGGTGGGATCAATTGTCAGGGGTTTACCAAGGACTCTAATCTCGGTGGCCTCATCCTGATAGTGTGAGACCAGCCAAGCTAGGCCCTCGTACAGCTCCCTGAATCCCGTTTCAGCCAGTACTCTAGCCACTAACTCGATCTTGGCCTCTGAGGCGTCCTCTACGCCTTCAAATCGGGTAGCCGTCTCCTTATGCAGATCATCGATCGATAGCCCTTGAGAGGCCATTAAGGATCCTGTGGATTGGGCCCGCGCCGAGTCGATATATTGAACAACCTGTAGCGCTTTATCCCCAATGTAGGGGGTAACCAACGGCATGATCTTTTCGTAGGGGCTGCCTGAACAACGGACAATCCCATCGAGCCGCTGGGTCAATAGATCATCCATATCGACGCCACCATTCTGCGAATCGTCGATCGCCGTGCGGGGCTTATTGACCTGATAGATATTGTTTAGGATTTGACGATAAAGATGAGACTTTATGTATTGAGTAGGCTTGGTGATTTCAGCACGACTTCTACCAATTGCACTGTCTGGCATTAGAATAGTGGAGAAGATGGCGTAAGGCACAATCCCGTAGGCTTCATTCTGCAAGATAATGGGGCCACCACGAACAATGTTTCTGCGCTCGGGAATCCCATCGCCATCGAAATCAACCAGAGGAAACAGATTGCAGATTTGCACCTCTTCGTTCAATTCTGTACTGGAAAGCTCGACAAATCCGCCTTGATCGGCAAAGCGAATATCCTTCATGCGAGAGCTATTGGAGTCTTGGCCTTTCTTGGGAATCAGAGCGACTTTCTCTTTTGGAAAACCTTGAGCAATTAACTGTCCACGAGTAGCAATATAAATATCACCGACTAATTCAGCTTTGTCCTTGCTGGTTGCATTGCGCGTGATAATGAAATCTTCGACCGGCACACTCTGAATGACGACTTTCTTCTTCTTCGTGGTAATCCGGAATTTCACATCGAATGCACCATCTACCTCCTCCTCGCTGAGGACTTTCATTTCCTTGCCACGCCCGGATTTCAAATCTTCTTTTAATAAAGCGAATTCATCGGCCGATAATCCCTTGTAGGTCTTTTCGTCAGGCGTCTCTTGTTCATCGATATAAAACTTTACCGCGCCGAACTTTTGAATCTCTGCATTCTTGAGCCAGTCATGAATGGTCTTGAAGCTGGTCGGCTGGTTTCTTACCAACCAATTAATGTATTTTGTTTTCTCGTCAGCTTCTTTTTCTTCCTCGGGATTATTCGTGTTTGCTGTAAATTCCAGAATATCATGCGATCCGAGAAAGATGCGAGCAAGGCTTGGCATATCCGCTTCGATTACATCCGCCACGTCGGTGGAGATAGCTTGCGACTGCCCCTCAACTTCATCGCCATAAGGATTGCCGAGATAATAATCCAGCAGCATCTCATTCGTTTTCATGAACTCGCCGTTATACTTCACGGCATCCGCTTGCGCAGAGTCGAGAAACTTCAGCAGATCACTTTCTGACATCTGGGTCATGCGACTTTAGCCTTGGGATATTTAATAGGTTCACGCTTACCGCTGGGCGGCGCATGTACAATGGCCATTAAACCGAAAGAATCGGCGCCATGACTAGACCAATCATGCTCTGGCCCTAAACCAATATTGCGGATGTCATCTTTCTTCTCGTGATACCAGCCCAATGCCTCAAGGCCGCCTTCGCAGCCGTCTTTATCAAATCGCATTGATGGAAATAAACGGCGTCCTGCTTCTATGCGCGCTGAGGCGGCACCTTTCCCTTGGTTGGGAACTACAGTCACGCTATAACCTGCCGATTGCAATGCGGACTCATAGGACACATCGTAAACCTTGTCATTACTTGCGCCGTCATGGGGCAACCAGATTTGAGCTTTATCTGGCGTATATCCCTGTTGTCTAAGCCAGGCCAGATGCGTAGCAATCGGCTGGCCCACCGCTTCATAATATTTCAACAGGCGAATTTCCAGACCGATAAATTGAACGGCCCAGATTGTGAACGCATCTGCTCTTGCCCCAGTACCTCCAATGTCCACAAATAGACGAATGGTCATCAATGGGTCAGGAGGAACAAACCCTATCCGACCATCCAGTTTGGCCTGTGCAAGATGCGTAGCATAGTAAGCCCCCTTCGCAAAGGTGATATAACCACCCTCCCAGATATGGTCATACTCATCCGGGTCAGTGCGCAGGCAATCCTGACGCTCCTGTTCCAGCACGCCCGTAAACCATGGGTTATCGCGCCAGTTCGCCTCAACCACGACAGCGCCTGTTGGCAGCTCTTGGCCTCGCAATAAAATATCAACGGCGTCTGTGCGCCGCCGTGCATTCCAACTGAACCAGAGTTCAGAATTTGCGGCACGGATAGTTGGCCGTAATAGACTGAGCGATGTTGCCGAAGCCACCTGTGCCTCTTCCCACCAAGCGCGCTTAAACCCTTCCAGAGATTTTATGGATTCGGCCGTGTAATCCTTCATCCCCTTGAAAATGATTAACCCATCGCCAGGCGTTGCAATTCGGTCATGGTAAACCTTGAATCCATCTGATTCGCCCAATCCGAAATCGCGAAGCTTTTGCTCAAGCAGAAGTTTTGAGGATTGTGATAAGTCCCTCTGGACTTCACGAATACAAACAGACAATAGGCCTTGGCCGCCATTCTCGCCGGGCTCACATACCGAGTCCTCAACCATAGCGCCTGCAAAGAAGTGAGACTTCCCCGATCCACGCCCACCCCACGCCCCTTTATAGCGAGCGGGGGCCAGCAGAGGTTCAAACACCTCAGCTGTTGGAATCATGAGTTTGCGCCGGGCGGACAATGGTGCGCTCCACAATGTAAATAGGATTATCGTCTGGATCGCCACCAATAATGGCTTGAGCGACTTTACCTTCAATCCGATCGCCTACCTCTTTTAAGGCAGCCACATCACCCTCTAGAGCTTTGGCTAATAGGGCATCAGCCAGTTGTGGCCAAAGCTTTCTCTCCTCAATTTGCTGTCGAAGTCGATCAGACCAAATCTTGGCTTTTACTGCGTTTTGGTTCCCTTTTGGTGCGGCCATGTTGACTCAATTAAACGTCTGAAAAACATAATGCCACTATGTTAGCAAGGCATCGGCTTGGGTTTACCCTTCCCTTTCTTCTTCATATGTTAATCCTATTCATTATTTTTCATTATTAACGGGCAATGAAGTGTTAATTCATAGCATCAATGATTAGGTTTCGTTCGGTGCGGGATGCACATTGGGCCCAATGAATTCCCATGCAAGACTGGGGGTAGTTGAGCCGGCCAGAGTAGCCTTGACGGTAAGCAGTGTTCCACGTGGAACATCGTATAAAAGCTGACCTGTAGCATCCGAAGTAAGAGCAGTCGCAGTGACCCAGCTTTTATAACTCCCGGTCTTAGATTTGAAATAGACGGTGAAAGTCCCAGAGCCCCAGGTTCCATTGGCTTTGAAGACAAATGGCCCATCGATCCATTGCAGATCGGTTGTGCCATCGGCAGAAAGCGTTCCATAACTGGCCATAATTTATCCTCAGACGGCCACAGGCCGCTCTAATGCAATGATCATATTTCGTTCAATAGATTTTATCAATCCACGGCCAGTGGATGGGCCGAATACATCAATGGAGAAGGCTTTCGCAAAAGTGGCTGATCCATCATCTGTTTGGATGCGGACTGAATAACTTCCCGCTCCTAAAGCATTGGGATCGTTCACTCTCAGGTTGGCGCCAGAAATATTGAAGGAGGCATTATTGGTACTGCCTGTTCCAGCAACCAAGGTATAGGTGTAGGTTTGTCCAATATCGATATCGGTGGTGGACAAGGTGCCAACAACGGCATTAACACCGCTGGTGGTCAGGACTGAACTGTTGCTAAGAGTGATATTGGTCGGGGCTGTATTGGCTGTAGTGACAGTATAAGTATCACTGACACCACTGAGGGTAAGAGTCCCGCTGGTGGCTACATTACCCGTCGCTGCCGAGGTCAGCCTTAAGGTAAAGGTGTCATTAACGACGTAAATACCTGGATCTGCGCTATAGGCCCCGCCATTCTTGCTGACAGTGACTCCAGTTCCGCTAACCGAATATTCCCCCGTGACATCAATACTGGTCGCCGTGATCGTGTTTGATGTGTAAACAGTGCTTATGGTTGCGCTAGTGACATCTGTAAAGCTAAATGCCGCCGGGGTCATATCGGCGGCATTGAGTGAGAAAGTGCTATTTAACTGTCTGAGTCGATCAAATCCGCCATTGCCTACCGTGGGGCAGAGAATCGACCCTTCGCCAAACTCGTTCCACGCCTCAATCATGAACGTCAGCTGAGTCTGGGTGGCGTTGGCGTCTAGGAGGGTCTTAGCGTTGCTTAAATGGGTACCCCACTCTGCACTGGTGGGCATGCCGTGGAGTGTTGTGGAGGGGCTCCAGGGGGTGCTATCAAAGCCTGCAGTCAGAGGTGGCCAGAATACGGTGATGTCGGGATCGTTCATCCAGCCATAACAGAAGCCCCGATAGCCACCAACCAAACCAGAAAAGACAGCATTGTCCAGATCGGCATAGGTCGTTGGACTCGGGCCGGCGGAATTGTCACTGACTTTGGTGGTGGTGTAGACATTCGACCCCGTGACTCCGGTCCACCCATGAGCCGGATCGCTAACATCAATCCAGGCACTGCTCGAGTCAGCCTGACCATCCATCCAATGGATACCGGCATACCCTGCCGTAACCGCAGCGGCATCACCCGCATCCAGGAAGGCAGATTTAACTTCAGCATGACTGGCGAAGTTATTTCTCAGGGTGGGCCCGCTGTTAATGATAACGACAGGCTTATTGCCTATTTTGTAGTAGTTGGAATCGGCAAAATAGTTCGCTATCCAGTAATCCCACAGAGAATGTGCGGTTGAAGTATTTAATCCCCCCGCATTCGTTTGGTTGGCGAACTGAATACAGAACAGGGGTTTGGAAACCGCTGATGTCAGGTATTTGGTAATGACGTGATCTAAATAAGGCTGAAGAGTGGACCCACTCCATTGCATGAACCAGTCGATAGCAACGAACGTCACCCCGTACTGATACATCCAATTCAGCTGTGTATCGACGACAGTTTGATTGGTCTCGTCATATTGCCCGAGGGCCAGGGGAATCCGATCGGGATAGGGCGTGATCAGGGGCCAGGGGTCGGAAGGATTCGGGCCGCCTCCGGGCGTGGACCAACCGGGAAAATAATAGACCCCGCACTTATAAGTAGCTGGCGTTGTAGAACCGTGCACCACGGGAGACAGCCGGTCGAGTGAACCGGCATACGTGGTGGGGCCTAAGACGCGAAATGCGCTACTCATCAGGTATATGTCTTGATGTGGAGTTCGACTGGATCAGCCGCTGTACCCGTAAATCGGAACGTAATGTTGTTGCCGTTCATATCTGCCTGACTGGCATCCAATACATAGACCCCACTGGCCACTTCTGACACCGTGCCTGTAGCTGCACCAAAGGCTGCGCCGTCGATGCTTCGGGTGCAGGTGACAGTCAATCCCGTTTTTCGGGTCACATGGTCCGTGCTATCCACCATGACAATCGGAATATCGTTGGCGGCCACGTTTTTCTGGTAACTAGCAGCTGAAGTGGATGTTGTTCCGGTGATATTCCCAGTGATTGCAGCGCGCATGTCCACGCCACCCGTACCCGCGACGAGTTTCAAGCCATCACTCGTTCCTGCAGTACCTCCGGTAATCACAGCACCGTGTTTGCTCGTACCGTTAGCGGTGAGTGTGAGACCGTTCCCCGCTGTGGCAATGGCTTGAATCGCATCCCCCGCCGTGGTGGTGACCGTGATACCGGCTCCACTGGTAGCACCGCCTGTAATCGCCAGACCTGCCGTACCTGTTGCCCCGGCGGCGAACAGAGCCCCTTTGCCCGAAGCGCCTCCCGAGGCACTGAGACCCGACCCAGAACCAGCGGCCGTGAGTACCAGAGCAGAGCCGTTGGTGGCTGCGGAGCTGATGTTGATCCCCTGACCGGTTGCACCCGAACCCGACGTGAAGGTGGCGCCGTTGCCCGTACCATTGCCTGTTACCACGAGAGCCGTGGTATTGGAGCTGGATTGGGTGATGTTGAGACCCGCTGCCATACTCACATTACCCGTATGGACGGTCGCTCCGGTATGGGTCGTAGTGCCAGTGATTGTGAGAGCGCCCAGCGTGGTAGTACCCGAGTTCGAACCCGAGATAAGGATGCCTCCCGAGGCTCCAGGGGTGGCCGCGACGACGTTATTGATGTTCTTGACGTTGATGTCAGGGATACCTGCAGTCGCCGGTGTAGCCACCGTTGTACCGTTCCATTTCGCCACATCAACCGTAGGAATCAGGCTGGCAGAGGCCGGCGAACCACCGAAGATGGCGTAGGTAATCGTTCCTGTTGGCGTGGTAGTCCATGTATCAACGGTGGCTGTATCGGTCGAACCGACATAATCCGTGATAACTCTGACCTGACCCACACCGGCCGAGCCACCTGTAATCAGGATGGAAGCACCAATCAACTCATCATCAGCAAACGCAGCTGCAGAGCGAAGCACCAGCGTCGTTCCTGTAGCGGATTGAGCGGTTCCGTTATCCGTGATACCCAGCGCAGGAATCGCCCCCACAGGGAGCGTGAGTGGGTCTCCAGACGTGTTGTTGAGCGCCAATGCGGCGCCACTGGTAGAGCCGCCCACTAGCCTTAGCCCTTGCCCCGTGGCGCCCCCCGTCACAATGGCACCAGCACCCGTCCCTACGCCAGTACCCGCAATACCATGGCCGTTGGTGGCTGCAGAAGTCGATTGAATACCGTTCCCAGTGGCTCCAGACCCCGACGTGAAGATCGCTCCATGCCCCGTACCGTTCCCGGTAATCACGAGAGCGGACGTGTTGGAGGACGACTGAGTGATATTCAGGCCCGCCGCCATGGAGACGTTGCCCGTACAGGTTGTTGCCCCGGTCACTGTCAGGGCTCCCAAGGTCGTAGTGCCCGAGTTAGAACCTGAAATCAGTACGCCTCCCGAGGCTCCCGGTGTTGCAGCGGCAACGTTATTAATATTTTTGGTGTTGACGTCGAGAATGCCCGCTGTGGCAGGCGTAGAAATCGCCGTCCCCAGCAAATGGGTCGCATTCACTTCAGCATTCAAATCAATTTCGAGCACACAGGGCTCCATGTTGGCAGCACCTTTGAGCATCGCCACGACCGATCGAACGCCGGTTGCAATGGCGGCATCGGGAATATCGAATCGATAGACGCCCGGCATGTTGGTGGCATCAACCTCGACGAATCCGCCTGAGCTGAAAGCCCCTGTGGTGGTTTGCGTGGCCAAGGTAATCGCAGTGCGCGCGGCGAGCGGTCGAACATAACTAGCCACCAAACTGCCGGTATTGAATGCCAGCCCGGTTAAACCCGCTCCTGTTGTGACCGAGGAATCGCGAATGAATACATAGAGCGCCTGGCTCGTGGACCCCGGTTTTATCGATAATTTAGCCATTGCATCCTCGCTTCATAGCGATGAGATTAAGAATTCATGCCACCTAATAGTTCGCGCATACCGCCCACGAGTCCGCGCGGGCGTGTCAACAATGAACCGCCTCCACCAGCCGCTGGCTCAGGAACTATAAAAATATAAGCAATATGGTTACAGGAACTGCCGTGCGTGTTTGTAAATGTGGTTTGTTGAGAGCCCGATGCCGCTGTTTTATATTCAACCCTAAGCGCATTCGCCCCGGCACCGCTGGTGAACCCTGTACCCGCTGCGGGCACTGTATTAAAAGCAGAATCCGTTGCAACACCCCAGGTCAAAGCGGTATTCGAACCTCGGGTAGCAGAACCAGAGACAACGGCATCCGTACTCGTACTGGCGGATGCACTATTACTGTTTACACCATCAGCGGCGCCGGTATCCAATCCGCTGAACTCAGAAATAAATCCATTCATGCCGAACGCTGGAGACGCGGACAATGTAATTTTTAAAGCCGTAACACTCGCTGGCATACTTCGTATGTTGAAAACCACCATGCCAGTATCGGTGGCGTATCGATCCGTCACGCCTTCTTGACTATAGGTAATTGCATTGTCGCTTTGATCAGTGACACTGGTTATGGTACGAGCAGCATCACCCCCATTCTGGTAGTACAACAATCCCGCGAATACGCGGGACCCTGTGGTAAACCCAGACGCTGGCGTCAAGGTCCTGGTGGCTGACCCTGAGACGGTACTAAATGTCTCACTCTGGATATGCGCCCAGGCCATTAGGTTAAAGGTCCTACAGTAGTTATCACGGCACCAGTCGCCGCATTGCGTTCCAGCAAATATTTCCCAGAAGTACTGGACCAGTGCCCTTTATCGATTCTCACCACACAACTCGTGCCTGACCGGGAAACCCAACGCTGAACAACACCGGCTTTGCTCGAAGCGGCGACGGTGGAGGCGTCAGTCATTTCCCAATAAGTCAGGGTCGAGCCAGAATCCGCAGCGGCGAGCCATTGGATCATGAGGTTTTCCATGTAGATCGTGGAATCCTCCCATGGCCCAAAAAGCTCAGCGGAATTACCCAGATAATTTTGGTAAATGGCATACCGGAAGACATTCGAGTTATCACTCGGTCCCCGGAATTGCACGTTAGTTTTGTTGATCGTCCAAGTATTGGAAGGATTGCTGATCTCGGTCATGGTTAGGCGGATAACACCATCTGCCGCACTGGGGACCGAGTTTTCCTCCATGTAATTGTCAAAGCGGAACCAGGAGTTACGCGGAACGACATGAGCAGGCAGATCATTAATACTCGATGTATCCCCAGCTCCCCCCGTGGCATACACATTGAAGAAAAAGTTGTCATAGTTTTGGTGGGAGGACATGTAACCAGAAGGTCGGTTTCCATCCACGACCTCGGGTTGTGAGCCATCCATCTGTTGTTGCCAGCGCTGCAGCTTCCATTGAGTTTGCGTAGCACTGGGGTGGGGCCAATTCCAATAGTAATAAATTGTCCGAAAGCATTTCTTCCAACCCGCTGCCCCGACGTCGAACTGATAAGTCCCCCTCGCATTTCCACCCGGTGAGGTCGATTCACCTCGGGCTGCGCCGTCATACAAAAGGGAAAGAGAGCGGTTTAATGTTTGACCATTGCTGTAATACCAATCGCTCAGACCCGCATACAGCTCTACCCAGCCAGAACGGGTGAAATGGGTGTTATTGGTGCCAGAAGCAATGGGACCACCGAGCCCCCCTAAATCTTCAATGGAAGGAGCGGTAGTAATGGATTGAGCACTGGTGAGGTTGTAGTTGCTGCCATCTGTTGCCGAGCCGCCACCCCCGCCCGAGGCCGAATAGGTCGGACGAAAGATCGGGCGCTGGCGAATGATCATGCTCATTCAAAGGGTTCCGCGTAACGGGCTCGTCAGCCCCGGACTACAGCGTCATCACGACGCCAAACTTTCTTATCTACACCGACTGATCCAACGGTACCACCAGCGGACTATTGTACGGTAATTGTCACAACTGGTGGGTTCGGCTTTGGGAGGGGGTTACACGCATCTGCCAAGAGAGTCGCTTTGCCCGGATCGGACCATTGCCCCAAAGTATCACTGATGCTGATCGCAAACACGGTCCCTGCCTTAAAACAACTCCCGGCCGGAATAGGCACAGTGTAGCTGCAGGCAGGTAAAGTCGCCAAGCTGGTCAAGGGTTTACTCGGTTCCGTTATTTGGAACAGATAATTCCCTACTTCAGCGGTGGAAAAAACAGAGGGAGGAGTATCAGACCGTGTCGTGGGGACGGTGCAAGTCATCACAATCTTGGTGGCTGCATACCCCGAGTTGGCAAAAAAGAGCAGCCCGATACCGATGAAAAGTGAGATTCTGGCCCATTGTGGCATTAATTTTGCTCCTCTTTGATCTGTTTTTCCTCGTTAGCAATCTCCCTGAACGCATCCTTAAATCGCTGTATATCCGCGTCCGTCCAGCGATAAGCGGACCAGTCACCTGTTATACAGGGACAGGCTCCAGCAGGGCCGACGCAGGCGCAAGGAGTCATTTAATGGTCCACCTGGCCTTGATATCCCGCACGTCAAAATGGGTAAATCCAGCTGTTGGGTATCTTCCAATTCCATATTTATCTGGGAATAGCATCTCAAAATAGTCAGCCACGGCATTGGGGTGGACCGTGGTGATCTGAATATCGGCTGCCTTGCCCAATAGATGCTGACTATGGATAGACCCACCTACAGAGGCATTATGAATCACACAACGACAGGCATCATTGATGATGATGGGGGCATTGAAATAGTGCCTAGCATCCTCGAGATGGCCCAGCAACTCAACATCGACTGCGTCAAACCCGCACTGGCCGCAACGACATTCGAAGTTTTTCCTGTTGAAGTGTTCACTCACATCGCCCATTTAATGCTTCTTCCTTAAATCTTCTTCAAGTTGATCCAAAGTACTTTTTGCCTCGTCCAGTAATGATTGAATCTCAACGCTGTTCATGTCCCGACCTTCGGCTTTAGCCTGGGCACGCAGACTGAGGAGGCTGATAATATCCCCACCAATGATCTCGTAAGCCCTCAAGGCTATGAGTAGATCATCGGTTATCTGCCAAGCGCCACTGGCGTTCATGCGGGTTTTCCGGTGCCTATAGCGTCAATATCCTGACGTGTTTTGGCGAATAGAGGGGCAAGGTCCGCCATCTCGAGCGGGCCACCTTTGGCCTTGCGCAGATCGATGTAGGCTTGTTCTGTGATGTTGTAGTTGGCTAGGGCCACGAAACCGGCATCGATGATTTTGAGGGCCAGGACGATCTCTTCGGGATTCATAGGCGATATTCTCCACGCTCAGGACGGGGGCGGACAGCATTGATGCCGATGCCAATTGCCGCCCAACCAAATAGAGCACCGACCCAAGGATTGATTAGTACGCCAGTGATAACTCCAAAAAACAAAGCTGGCACCAATACAAAAACTGCACCAATTACGATCATTTGAAATCGGCTGGGCTCCGGCTCTTTCATTGGGCAACCTCCATAAATGCATTGATTCGTTCGCCAAGGATTCGCGAGTAATCACTCATTGCGCCGCATTGACGATCAAGCCGGTCGCGCTCCTCCTCGAGCAGTTGTCGATAGCTTTCTGTCTCAAAAAAGGCAATCAGCTTCTTCAGCTTTTCATCCAGTTCGGCCTTTTCTTGAACAACGCGCAGCTGGAAAGTAGGCGTTTCTGTCATGGCGTAGTCTCCGGGATCATGGCAAGAACGGCGCTGAGGATTGTGTGAATCTGCGCTGGAGCATCCTTAGGGTTAACCGTGGGATCGCCTAGCCTGACCTTATCAGCGAGCGCATAGGCTTGATCCAGCTTACCTTTGGCCATCAGGGCCTGTTCAGTCGTGATCGTGCCTGACAGCTCGGCAGAGCGTACTGAGAGGGCTGCAGCATCAATGGAACTGATCGCTTGTCCTAGAGCATCGGCAGGGCTTTGAGCGGGGGGAGGAGTCACGCAGCCGGTCAGCAGCAGGGTTAGGCAGATGCCCCAAAACAGGTATTCGATCCGGCGGTTGTCGATGAGTCGGTTCATTCGGGTTTACCTATTTGATGGGTAGCCATGATTCTACCAAAGACAGCAGCTATACCTCCTATGGCGGCGCCCGAAGCGGTCAGAAACTCAGCCAGCGTCTTTTGGTCATCGGGGGTCACCTCATAGCCATAGAGACCCGCTACCCCTGCACCAAGCGCTACGAGACCGCCCCAGATGGCTCGACTGAGATACCAGCATTTCCATTCGCTCATGGCCGGCGCCCCACCCTTGCCTCAATAAGACCTTTTAAATCTTCGATTCGATCACGGACATTGGACATAGCGCCAGTCAATTGTTTTTCACTACGGTCAGAGGCATCGTCTATTGAATCCTTCAGTACATCGACCTTGGCTTCAATAGTGTTCAAGCGACCATCAAAACGCCGGATTTCCTCGATATCGGTGCGTAATTTGAACTGATCCTCTTCGTATTCGTCACGCGACACAGCCTGTTCAGCAATCATACGCTTGCCTACGAAAATCAGGAAAGTGCCCACTACTCCCAGGGAGGAGAGAACACTAGCCAATGTCCCCCACCAATTGATGCCATCCATCCCAATTTTTTCCTATTTTTAGTTTTTGGCTGGCCAGGTATAAAACCCGTACACAGGGTTTTGCCATGATTAGACAGGCCAATATCTGACAAACTTCACCCGTTACCAAGGCAATTGGGTAAACATAATAAAACGGGCCATCATGGCTATAAGCCCAAGCACCCATGCCATGAGCAAGGATGTTCCAACCGCAGATCGCTGCAATCGCTTGGGATGCCGGGCCACAGCATAGGGCAATGGCGGAAATCAGGTAACTTAGCTCTACCACGGCCAGGAACCAGTACCAAATTACAGTATCAGGCAGATTGACCGGGAAGAGATACTGGAGGAACAGGGGGAGAACGAGCAAATACAGGGCGGAGACGGCAGTGAGTGCCAGCATCTTGGGCTGGCGGATGTTCAGAATGGCGGCGATGAGAAGCAGAACGCCGTATATCTGTTGTTGTAAATCCACTACTTCCCCTTTGGCTTAGAGGGTTTTGACTTGTTTTTGGTCGGCTGCCTGCCGCCTCCAGCTGCATAAATCATGTTTCATCCTCAGTAAAAAGGCCGATCACCAGACCGGCATGCCTAAAGAAGCCAAGACCTCGTAGCTGAGGCCATTTTAGATTGTTCGTCAGATACTTGCAATTCACGGCTTAGCTATATGCAGATTGGCTTTTTCATAAGCCTCAACACCATCCAACGGGTAAAGCGCCCTGCCTTGGCCACGCTGAATGTAGGGTGGAACCCTGCCAGCACGGCGGAGATTGGACAAATAATCTTTGCTCAACTTCCACCGCTCAGCAAGCTCCGCCTCAGTGAGGAACTTCGGACTGTCGGACGTATTCAACAATTGCCTCGCTAAATCCATCGATACGCGTCCATGCCCCATAACCCACACCTTTTTTTTCACAAGCCACGTTGATCATGTAGTTTTTACTGCCTTGCGGCGCATCCACACGATCATGACTTTGCTCGTCGGTGAGCACGATCAAACGATCGAAATCCTCCACATGCGCTAACAGGTCGTGAATCGCTTGACCTAAATAAGTCCCGCCATGCGGCTGAGATTGGATAATCCCATCACATAAAGGCAATCCAGCCCATGCAGGCACTTCGACCAATTTGTGCGAGAAAGTGAACACGCGTGTTTGTGCAATTCCCGCAATCAGCGCACCCAGAGCGGCAGCCGCATCCATCCGGGTCAAATCCGACCTCACCGACAATTTGCCATCCATCGAGCCTGACACATCAATTAGCAACACCGTTTTGCCGGGCAGGCGCTCCATATTGCCCAGAGAGGCCAGCAGCGCCGCATTGATCGACTGCGCGAACGAAGGAGCTGCACGTACCGCAGCGATGAAGCGAAACGGCAAGGCTTTGGACTTTGCGGCCCCTTCCAGTAAAGCGACTTCGACCAAGGCGCGATCGACATCAGCTTGCTCCATATTCCGCAGATTGCGCAGTAACGCCATATAGCCGAGTTTCTTTTCGGCCAGCAGCCGGGTGAACGTTTCTTTCTTGTCCGCGCCACCTGATAGGGCGACCTCCCAAGTATCGGGCGCAGCCAGAGTGCCTTCGACCAATTGTTTCCAAATGGCTGCTTGTGTTTCGTCCTTCGGTTTGGCGTGGGTCAGGAATAATACGTCACGCAATTTCACCGCATTGTCGCGGTTGTATTTCGCCAGTGCGTAGGCATCGAATTTACGGAACGCACGCGCCAATCCAATTTTGACCTGTTTGGATAGCGGGGTTTTCCCGTTGCGCCAGTACAGCGAGAGGAATTCGGCCAATTCGTCAGCACGCTGAATCACTTGCTCAATCGTTTGACCGACCACACGGCCGCCTTTCTTGGCCATCGCTACGGCGAGCAGCAAAGGCGCGTGGCGCAGTTTGAACTTCGTGCGGGCCTCGATAGCGATCTCGGAGATCTCATGCGCGGTGAGCTGTTCTACGATATTCTGGATGCGGTCAGCGATTGACTCGCCATTTTCGTAGAAGGAATCTTCCCACAGAAGGCACGCCATGACGGAACGACGGAGTTGTTGAATAGGAGTCAAGTGCGCAGCGGGTGCGCCTTCGGCGGTTTTCAGGGTGTTTACATTCTTAACGTTGGTACGCATAGCAAGTCCTCGGTTGAGGGCTCATAGTGGGGGAATAAGCGATCAGGCTCATTTCATAGCAAGAAGGATTCCTGATCTTCACCACCCAAATTATGAGCCGGGAACAAACTGGCACCGTGTATACGTGCGCTGTCTTTCGACCCGCTTCCGCTCCCCCAAGAAGTAACGGTTAACCATTCACCACGGCAAATCTAAAACTGTGCAGGGAACAAGCGCTAAGACCTAAAGTGCTCTACCAACTGAGCTACGCGGAGTCTTTAAACCACGCGGATGGATTCGAACCACCGACCACTCGATTACAAGTCGAAGAAGTTCTTAACTACGCCACTGCTGAAACCATATTACAACAGAATCCAACAAAGTCAAACTATTTAAACCATCACCAACTTATTCGCCAGCCTCACATTCTCAGCCCGTATGCCTTTCTGGATGGGCCGATACCATTTGGCTATCTGTAGCTTGAGCTGGAAGGCGGTCATGGATTGGCCCATTTCAAATAATCCGATGGTTTGATGTATCCTAACTGGCAGGCATTATTCGCGGACCTTGATAAGACATTTCTATTTTCTTTAATGCCTCGCGAGAATTACAGTTTGTGCACGCCATCCGTTCTCTTGGCTGACAGAGGCCGTGCTCCATATTCATATTTTGCAAATGCTGCATAACAATATGGAACATCTGTGCATCAGAAGAAACTGCTGGATTTATTTGATGAGCGCGCTCATTCCAAGCACTGGCAAACCTCTTAATATCGTCGGCCTTAACCAAAATCCTATCCAGGAAGCAGCCTTCCATATGGACTGGTGGACGCATATCGCAGAATGGGCAATCTTTTAATTCAATCATTTCAAACTCCGATACCAGGCCAATGATTCATCCCTGTCAAATCGCTTTTCGCCTTTGGCATTCAGGGTGAATCGTGGGCCTTTGCCCAACTGAATCTGTTTGACCACCCAGGAGTGCGAGCGATTGACCAGATCGCACAAGCCTTTGATGCCCATCTTGCCATCCTGTCCCGCAATCATGCCGGTGGATGGGCTGATGATTGGCGTCCAGCCTTCGCCGCCTTGACCTGTCGGAATCTGATTGATCTTTCCACCCTTGGCCAGAAAGGCTTGCACCTGTTGTTCAATGGAATCCGAGTCAACCGGCGCTTTTAGTTTCTTGTCGCTGTAGGTTCTGTGTTCGATCATTGATCAATCTGCGCAGTCTTCAAAATAACTTTATCAGTTGTAGTTTCAACGCCAATAATGCCAATACTGGAGCTAGCTCCATATTCAGAAACCCAAACTGGCGTCATTTTAGTCATAGTAAAATCACCACCTTTATAGCCTGTATAAGTGTGGCCAATGGCATCTTTAATATCTTTGATAAACTGATCGACAGTTTTAACGCCATCACTCCTATCAATAGCAATATATCGATAATAGCCACGATAACTCATAAAACTATACGGCGCATATCCTATGTCAAATTCAACAGGCAGCGCATGATCGAATCCTTCCATCCACGCCAGTAATTCGCCCAATGTCATTTGGCCCGCTTCAGCACACATAGCATCGGTTTCTTGATTAACTTTCGCACCAATCAATTCCATGAACTGATCTTGTTTCATGCCAATCTCCAGCGCTTAGATTTCTCTTTAACCACTTCATAAGTATGATCAGGGTGTTCCGGCAACCAAACCTTTTCTAACAGATTCCTGCGAAATACATAATCGCTTGTTAAAAACCCCTTCGTCTCTATCAGCACAAATGTTCCATCATGCTCATGCGTTCTGAAATCAATTTTGTGCTTTATCGAATAAATCACTTTTCCATGCGCATTGTAAATAGGCATTTCTACGGAGAATTGTCGTTCCCAGTCAGCAATCTCTCCGGCCTTCTTGCGAATGTCTAGCTCATAAGCCATCGAGGCTTCGAGCTTGCTTGGATAGTTATATCCGCCATAATTTGTCTTGATGGCTTTGTATTTATTAATCTTGCGTTCGATATACATTATTCTTTCTTGCCATTTGGATAGGCGTTTTTAATTAGCTGTGTTGGCTCGAATTTATCATCAACTTTTTGCCACGCCCAATTGGCTATTTGTTCATGACTGCCAAAATGATATTCAGAATTGCAACGGCAGCAGTATAGATAATGTATTGGCCGCTTATACACTAATGGCTTTCTACCACAACAACGACCTTTCTCATCAATCACTTCATCGCCCGCCGATTAGCCCTGTTGACCGATTCAGCCACCCGATCCTGCCGGCGCTTCTCCAGCGCTTTGTTAGTGCAGACCTCACAGAGCCATGAATCCTCAGCCTGAATTCTGAAGCGCTGCCCGCATCCTGGCGTCATGCATTCGCGGTATTGGATTTGTGGATCGATATTTGCCATTGCAAACTGATCAATATATACATTTGGTTGTGCATCAGGAAGCTGTACCTCACGAAATAATGGTCCATTGGTAAATCCGCAAGCCATAAAAGATTCGTTGGCCTCCACGATTCTTTTCGTAACGATATAAGTATTCCAGTTTATTCTGTCATCAAAGCCATAGGGCTCTACTTTCATTTCAATCGTAACTGGCATATCAGGAAAAGTCCGTTGATCCCTTTCCTGTATAAGCAGACGCAAATGCTCGAATGATTCAACGTCTATAACTGTTGCCATGGATTCATCAAGCCCACCACGATGCCATCTGAATTTAGTCATTATCCACCCCGGCGATTAGCGTATTGTTCGTAGCCTGCGCTGAATGTAAGTAATCTAGAATTCGAGCATGGTTGCATGACGCAATTCAGGACTACATTCATCCTTTCTTAAATATTTACTGGAATCGCGAATAGCGTCCATTTTATCCCAAAATTCTTTTGAACAAAATTCATCAACAAACCATTGCGGCAATGGATTCCCTTTACCACCACCTGTGAAAATTATTGCATTCATGATTGAGCCTCCGGGTAGAGTTCGTAATATTCGGGTACGCGCAATTTAATTGCATTCGTATCACAGTAGGCATAAATCCAGGTAATCAATTCGGTCATTTGCGCTTTCTTGAGTTTACGAGTAGAAATATTCAGGATCACAACCGATTGGCCATCAAGGCTTGGCACAACTTTGCCCGGCGACAATCCGGCTTCGCGGCACCACGCATCAGTGAATAAACGTTTCCAGCCTTCGCAATCCAATTTCTGTCCGGCCCATTGTTTCTGTTTTGCAACATCACCGCAAATTGCATGGAGCAACGCATTCTGATCAAGCGACCGAATCTGCTCTACTTTCTCGGCGCGCTGCTGGTCGATCATGGCATCGTCTTTCCAATTTCTGCGGCGGCCCTGACGATGGCGCGGCATGTAGTTTCATACCAATCGCCATTTGTGTCTTCCACCACCATAGACTTGAAGGAGGATGCTCCCGGCGATAAAACACTGACTAGACCAGCCTCTGGATCGAATGAGATATCGATATTCAGTTTCACGGCCAGCCGCAGCGCATCGCCATCGTCTGTGAGTGGGCTCCATGCTCGTTCAGCCCCCACCTGAAGCTGAAAGCTGGTGAAGTTTTGTGGCCATTTAATCCCAGCCGCCTTTGCAGCCAATGCCAACAGTTCGCTATCGTTCATTCTTCCACCACCGGTACGTCTTGCCAGTCGGTCCACTGATGCGAACAAAGCATTAGTCCATTATCAGTGTCGACCCACTTAGGCTCAATTTCTACATTTTTCCGATACTGCAGCGCTTTTACCTCCGTGGCCAGCGTCATTTCACACCCTTTGATTGGGACGTTTTCAATCCGCTTAACCCACCTGAAATCAATGTCTGCGATCATAGTGCTCTCTCTGCTCGGGCTTGGTCGGTCATTTCAACGCATCATAAAGTTTGTTAGTCAACTCACGACGAATCCGTGCTTCAGCAACGAAGGTTTGGCAGTCGGGTGTTTGCGGATCTACCGCAATAACGCCCTTGAGCATCCTGATCGCATTCAGCAACGCCTGTGCATCGTCTTCACGAATATCGCGGTCAAATGCTACGACTACGGAGTTGTATCTATCGGTCATCGCTCTCTCCCAATGGGTGACGGCTGAATTATTTCTACTCCGCCCTGCCTGCAATCTCGCGCAATTCATCGGCGCCGCCCCAAGCTAATTCCATCTCGCCATTCATACCACCAATGCCAAATAATATTCCGCTCATATCGTTTGTGCATGAAAGAGTTGCATCATGCTTGTCCAGCAGATCGGCAAGCTCTCGCAAAAACGCTTTCATCTCTGGACTCATTTCCTCTCCACCCTCGCCAGATACTCATCCACAATACGCCGCAGATGCTCGCTTACTGTTAGGCCGGACTTCTCTGCGATCTTTCGCAAAGCTTTGTCCTGCGGTTCGGTTAGGTACACGTTACGTTTGCAATAGTTCATGGGTTTACATTAACCCTGCTGGGGTTCTTTGTCAAGCTAATCCGTGCAGGCACAATCTATGGATTCGCCAGAATCAGGGATAGAGAAATCAAAGGCCGTTTGATCCAATACTGACGATTTGAAAGCTTCGTATGTCCAACCATCATTCCTGAATCGTTGGCCTGTCCGCTTTTCCTGGGCAATCCACCAGTCTACGGCGGAAGGATTTTCTCTGATGGATCGCATAATTTTCAGAGGGTGCTTTTTCCAGCAAATATCACAATTCCCTAGATCAGAATCAATGCCCAAATCAAATGGCTGTTCTTTCCAAAACTCATTCACTCTCTCTTTGGTGATTCCATCCAAATACATAGGGAAATAACTTTCCCATCGTTCCGTACGCGCATTGTTAGCCGCCATGCCATTATGATAACGTCTCGGCTCATCATAACGAATACCCACAACGGCATCCCAACGATCATAGCCACGTTCACGCATAAACCAAGCGGCCGCTTTTGTTTTCAGATAAGCAGAACACATTTTGTTAGAATGATTGGGCAGGATAGGCATCAAACCCTTCGAAGCACGTAACGCATCGTAATAAGCCATCATGCATTCAAACGGCTCGCCCTTCCTGGCAGCTGTTTCAAAATTGACTATCTTATATCGTGGCAAATCATCGCGGCCGAATATCCTACAGTATTCTAGATAGATAACATTGATACCCCAATTTCTATTACATTCATCTACAAAGATTAATGTTTCCTCCCGCTCTTTTCCCGTATTCTCGAAAAGAATGTATACATCTTCTGGTAATTTTCCATTATGAGCATTTAGAACTCTTTTAAGCATATAGCCAGATGACCTGCCACCACTGAACCCAATTTGCGCAGGACCATCAATGAAATAAGGATTTCTCTGTTTGCAAATAATATCCACCATTACTCATTCTCCGGTGTTATGGCGGCGCGTTTAGCAATAAATGAGATGCCATCTTTTTCAGGAACACATAGGATTACTTCCCAGCCATCATTGCCATGACAATTCAATTCATGGATTACATCATATCTTTCTAAATTATATTGAGAAATAAAGATATTTTTATACTGCCATTTCATCTGATGAACTATCCTCATCCACGCTTTCTGTGCAGCAAAAACAATAAATACAAATGGGGAATAGAAATTCATACGTCCCGCATTCAGAATGTCGATTAAACGCGCCACAGCAAGCGCAATCTATTCCGACTGAATCTCCAAAATTCATCATATTCTCCAAAATATCCGGCATTTCCATTTTTGCGCTGAAGCATATTTCTGGTTTCCATGCATTGCGATTTTGACCTCAACACCTTCCAGCGGCCGATCGATCTCAATGCTCGGCCCCTCTTGGCTAGTCACAGTCCTGAGCACCTGATAATCCTCCAGAGCTAATCGCATGGTGGCGATATAAATCTCGTGGTTGTGCCGAAGGTGATGGGCGTTGGCGGAGAATTTGTTGGTCATTATTTAGATAGCCCGGCTCTATAAAAACATCTATCGATTAAATACCAAAATATCCTTGCCTCATCTGTGGTATATCCATATGACTTCGCCAGATTAATAAACTCAACAACATCCTTTGCCTCATCGTGAAAGCTTAATATTTTATCGGCGAAATCAGAAAACATTGCATCGACATTCACAGTTCGCGCTCCAACTGTATTGATACTTTGTGCTTTTCGTACTGTTCAATATTCTGCCGCAGGCCGAAAGAACCATTCTCTAAGCTTTTAATCCAATTGTTGATTTTATCGCACCTGCGTTTCGCATCATTCATAATATCTATCTTGAGCATTTCCAATGTGTGTATTTGTGTGTTCGTTGCTGATATGCAAAGCAATGTTCTAACTTCAATAGATTGCTCATTATGAATATCTTTGGCCTTTTGATGTAATTCTTTGTCCATTACAGTTCACGCTCCAGCCGGGGTGGGGTTAGTCTCAGTAAGCTTCGGAATGATCTCAGGTGCGTATTCTTTGATGAATCTGATTAAATCATGCTCATCAAACTTGAGGCGAGCGATGTTTCGACTGCCGCCCCACGCCTTCGGACCGGCGAGCCTGAAGGCGTGACCGGCTCCCACAACGCCGAGCACTGCCAATTTATCCCCTTCGGCATTTATTTCCACATCGAGCTGAAACATTATTTTCTCTTCACTCATTTCACACCCCTTGTTGGTTGGGCCTTAAAGCTCATGTTTTATTTCATGTTCAACGACATAATACTTGTGCCAGAAAACATCTTCCCACTCGCCGGACTCTTTCAGGATCAGATCAATCACTAAGTCGCCGGAATAGTTGCCGCCGAGAATATATTCATCAACGCATTCCTTGATCAGCGAAACATCGTCAACGCCGCCGGGAGCGCTAATATCTAGGCCACCGATAAGCCCAGCAATGACAATCGAGTATTCGCCCTCCTGAACATCACAGCCGGCTTCGATGCAGACAGATATGCCGACATGGTTAATCGATCGATCTTCGAGCCGAGCCTTGACGGTGTTGATGTTCATTTCAAGCTCCTGTGGGTTCGGTCAAAAGGGTTAAGAGTGATAATCAACCGTGACAACAATCCAATCAGGCTGAGGCGTAATTTTCGCTTTGTATTCATCGGAGTAGCGATCCAGCTTTGCGTTGAACTCTTTCACGGCGCCACCAAAGGTTCCATCCCACGTTGATTTAACATGGTTAACGCCATTCCAAAAATCATCTTGGGCCATAAATGTTGCCTCCATGCCGCTATCATCATATTTTGGCCCCGCAAATATAATTCGGCTGCATTCGTAATCGTCAGCCATTTTGACGAATTCCATGATATCGCCTGACAGTTGTTCGCCCGAATGATCGAAGAGCGGGCAAACATCCAAACCGGAATCAGGAAAATAATCGCGCCATAGCGCATCCACTGCCGGAATCTATGTAGCTGGCTGCAACCTTTCTTTGCCGGCAACAACGCCACTAACTGTAACGTTCATATCGACCAGAAGCTTATGGAATGCGTCGAGCCGATCTTTGCCCAGCGAATGCCTGAGCTTGCGGCCAGACCATCGCCCACCAATTACCCAATAATCCCAGAACGCATAACCACTGTAATCTTCGTCGCCTTTTGTGTTCTCGGAAAACGGCGCCATGATTTGCTCAATGGCTGCATTAACATCTTCGACATTCGGCATAACAATTTCACAGGTGTAGTGCATTTAAAGTTTCCTCTGAGTAATAATGTTACGAATGGTAGCAAGCTCTTTAGCTGTACATAGTTTGATAAATTCGCAGACTTTTGCAAAGGTGAGCTTCTCCTTGCCTGCCATAATTTCTCGTCCAATTTCAAACTCTCTGGCCTGATCCAAGTTAATCCACGTGCCTACCAATTCTTCGATCCATCCAGAGCGGGGCGGCCAATCAATCCCCAATGCTTGTATTTGATGCCTTGTCCAACTTCCTTTTTTTGTTCGGTGTTTGAATAAGTACTCTCGTGTTACTTCGACCTTTTGATTGTCCACTGCTTAACCTCATAAACCTTCGATGTCGTATCCCGAGGCAAGACTTCGCCTAGAGAGGTTTGCACCCCTTCAGGCGAAGCAGCCCATAAACCTTTCGAGGGGTCTGTAGAGCCACTCTGGTCCGCATCCACGCCGGTATGCAGATTGGAGACTTGTTTTAGATGCCTGGCGCACCCGTTGTAGACAGGCTCTCCACGCCTTAGCCGGCCCTGCGCCCAAGGGTTTCCCCAATCTAAGCGCACTGCACTGCTAAGACCTTTGCCACCTGCTGGGCTGTATACGATCCCGGTAGCCCATTACCTCGAAAAGCCCGGTTCTATACCCGCAGATCGAGGTTTCACGGCTGACTGCTCGGAGAAGTCATTGAAGTGCTCTGGCTGCACACCGTTAGGTATGTTCCAGAAGTTCATTGCGGGATTTACAGAGGAAGGAGAACTAAGTAGAATCTCTTCATCGTTCCAGCCCCGCAAGAGCTTATGGAACGTCAGGCCCCGTGGATACGTTCCTGGGGCCTTTCTATTTCAGGGCTCAGCTTATCAAACCTTGCGGCGCCTGACCATCGTGTTTTCACCAACAATTAGGAAAATAACCATTTCCTCTATGGAAACAGTGGATGTTCAAATTATTTGAATGAAGTCGTTCGAAAACTCTCAACAAGATTGTAGTTGCGTACTCGTGGTACAGAGGCTATAGTTATCTCAACAACAGCGTACTGAGGAAGTCATCATGGCCACCATCCAGCAGCTTTGCGATTTTATCCGTGCCCATGGTCACCAAGCGCAACCCACAGCTGAAGATGATATTGCTGCCACTTGTGTTGTCGTCTATCGCAATGGGCAAAGTGATGTAGTGATAGAACGGATATACCCAACACTGCGTGATGTTCGCAATTGGTTAGGATATTGAGACTGTATCATGCCCGACAAAACCATCAAACAACGCAAGGCAAGGCTCCTGGAACGCGATAGGAGCCTTGCCTTCATTCCGGTGCAGGTCAGGGTGCCTAAAGCTCGTAGAGAGGAGCTGATAGCGCTCTGCAAGGAATGGCGCAGACAGATATTGGCCAAACGAGAGGCTGATGCATTCTATTTGCCTTAACTAGCGGGGAGGCTAAGGAAAGGCAGGTTGTGGTAAAATGGCTGACCGGATTAAGCCGGCCATTGAACCCACAGAGGAAGACGCAATGAGAGACGAAACCGCTGTTGAATCTGAAGTCCAAGCCAAGAACCTGAACGCTCCCCGCCTGAATCCCGCTCTCATCGACGCTACGATCGTCGGAGAGTATTACCATGTATTCCCAGGCTCAACCACTACCGTATGCCTGTTATCGCTCAAAAACGGTTACAGCGTGGTTGGTGAGAGTGCCTGCGCGTCTCCCGAGAACTTCGACATGGAGCTAGGCCGGAAGATTGCCTGGGACAATGCCCGCAACAAGATTTGGGCATTGGAAGGGTATCTGTTACGTCAGAAGTTGTACGAAGACAAATTGTTCGTATAATGGCTTGTCCAGCCCCGTCGTGATGGGTGGGGAGGGATGCGATGATGAATAAGGCAAAGGATTCGTTATTCGAATTCCATAACGCTCGTAGCTCAGTGCGAGTTTGCCGAATAGATTGGCCATCGCGCAAAGCCTGCCGCCCTGCCTGACTCTCAAGTACTGTTTGGGATAGGGGCGGTGGGCTTAGCACCGTCGCCGGACGTTAAACGAAACCTCCCACCTCTAAGCATCGCGGGAGTTCTGGCGTGAAGCATGCTCCGTTAGGAGGGGTAAGGCGCGCTGGAGCCAATTTCGTTGCCGGACGTAAACCGGCGAACCTATGCCGGATTCCCAAGCCTGGTGATAAGCGCTCCTGAGTGCTTCCTCGGATAGCCAACGCAGCGGGACCGGCTATTTTCTCTCTCGCCGCGCACCGAAAATCTATTATTAATTAACCAGTTATTAATAATTTAGGCAGAAATCCGCGCAGGTGATGCGCGACCGTTAACTTATGTATAGGAAGTTTAGGCAAGTTATCGAAAAACACTAAACTCCATAACCTTGCTATAAATCCTTGAAGATCATCCATAATAGTAATAGCCAGGCAACACCCGCTATGCTGATGATGCTTATCACGTCCATCGCGGTATCTGGAACACGTTTCCACCCTCCCAGAACGTCCTGCAGCCACACTGATGGCACGCCTTGAACCAGAAGCCCTTGATCTCCTTGTCGACCATCTGGGCCTTAGTTTGGTTGGTTAGGCAGCGGTAACAGAGCCAGGATTCAGCAGACATCTTCGTATAGATCATATTTCAGACAAAGTTGATGAATAGCAGGGATTGCCCTAAATACAACAAACTCACCGCACTGAATTTGTGCAGCCTTAATATATCGTTCGCCCGGATAAACGCACCATCGATTACGGCGCGCAAGAACGATCGATTTTCTCTCTGTAAAAGTCAATTCACTAGGCATTATTTCACTATTTAAAAGCCAGTCGGCTGCATCACAACCATATTTCTTGCGGGCAATTGGCTCAGTTTTGGAAAGTATTCTACACATATAAAGCCCTCTAAATGTCGATTACAGTCGTTCATATTGCACAACAACGGTGCGCTTCAGCCCCATCTTCCTGAGTAACTTATCACTCGGTACGGCTTTCTCGCCCTCCTTGAGCCGCCACAGATAAGCATGGTCGACCTGCAACACTCTAGCTGCAGCCCTGACACTACCATGATGCTCGATCAGCTCCTGTATGCGGTCCTCTAGCCTGATTCTGACCATTTTAAGGCTTACCCTCTCTATCCTACTGTTTTGAATAGATCGTTGATTCTAGGCTTGCGCAAGCGCTATACGACGAGTGATTTTGACCGGCCCCTTGCAAGGTGAATTCTTGTCGTCGCTCCGCCGCACAATTCCGCAGACTTGGCAGGACTCGAGAGTGGTCAGCGTGAATTTGACCATGCACCATTTGTGGCCATTGGATTCGGCATGAACTTCTCCGATTTCTGGCTTAATCCTTTTCATGCGTTTAAACCTCCTCAGCGGGCTTTGGGGCGATGATCTGGGGTTCGCCCACCATCAGGGCTATCTCGCGGCCTTTGCGGTATACGCCACCAATGGCGTAGCTCTCTACACCCTTCACAAGGAATTCCTGGCCATCAATTTCAACCGAGCGTCCGATTAGATCCAGCCCCATTGCATCCCGATCGGCATAGTCACGATTGTTTCGAGTGGCATAGACCGGATTGCCCCTCACCGAGAATTTGCCTTCGGACTTGTAGATGTAATCCGGGTGCATTATTCCCCCTCCCTCTTTGCCAGCATGTCATTAACAATATCAACGAGGTTTTTGTAGGCGTAATCTGCATTGGCGCCCTCCAAGCCTTGATATAGCGATGCGGCTATTCTAAATAGCTCCAGCTCTTCGTCGGTCATACCTCCCCCTTGTCGATGGTCGCGGGCTGACATTCAATGCAGTCTTGCACAAAACCATAACCACCGTGTTTGTTGCACTTATAGATACCACCACGCAATGTCAGAGCAGCAGTCCAGTATTGGGTGAGGGCTTCGGCGATCATTTCAGCAATTTTATTGGCCTCAGCCACCTCTGTCCGCAAGCATGGCTCTGGATTAATAGCTGCTATTAGGGCGCCATTGGCATCAATAATTCCAAGAAACCGTTGTCGAAACGGCGGCTTATACAAATCCAGTGCGCGTTGTTTCAGTTCTTCGGTCATGATGGCTCCTCGGTGGGCGGCTCTGTGATTTTATATCCATAGCCTTCCAGCAATGTGATTGCAGCCAGTAATTTCAGGTTTTTAGAGTAATTAAGCCCGTCGCACCATTCGCATATTTCTTTAAACCGAGTCTTTCCAATATTGGGGATCTTCAGGAGATTGTAGGGCTGATTATACGATGCCTCTTTCACTTCCTCCTTGCTTTTAAAACCGGCCAGTAAAAGCGCATTGGCTGATGCAACACTGAGACCTTTATACCAATCCACCTTGTCGTGCGCCATGCTATTGCTCCTATTCCCAATCAAAAATACTGGTTACTGGTGTTGCGTCATCTTCAGTTAGATCATCCACGCAGCACCTCCATCACAAACGATCCGAACCAAAGCCATAGGGCTAATAGGTAGGAGGTGATCATGGTCTTTTCTCCTTATAGGTACGCACTTTTGGAATCCATTTCGGACAATATTGGTTGTGGAGTGCTGCACATTCGTTTTGCACGTCGATAATATCTCTGCGCAGCTTCGTATCTTTAGCAGAAATAAAATCCCAGAATACCAGCCACCCGCTAAGCAGATAAACACATATGCGAACTTGTATAAGTTCAAAAATTAGAATCATGGCTTTGTCCTTGATAGATAGTTATCACGCATGGCCTTCCACATTTCACGAACAATTGAATGCCTGCCTGCAGGTCGTGGCGCTTCTGCAGCAATTAAGCAAAGTTCATCATCAAGATTATATGGCGCCAGCCACATGCCTTCAGGAGCTTTGCTTAGCAGGCGCTCGGCCATGAGCTCGTTATTGCGCTCTAGTGCGGCTATTCGATATTCGTAATCTGCGCAAATTTCCTGAATTGCTCCCCAATCAATAATAGTCACTGGCCTTTCGAGAATATCATCGTACACGTCTTTTACATGGACACTTATCTTGGAGAATAAATGTAATGGCTCGGTCATGATTTATCTCCAAGAATTAGCCATCGCGCATCAATATTTGGCATAGCCTTTAATACTTTAGAAAGCGTCTCAAACGATGGCGATCTATTATCTGAGCGCATATGACTAATGGCTGATTGCTCCATGCCGGTAGCTTTGGCAAGATCCATAGAAGTAATACCAGTAACACTCATGGCAATGATTAATCGCTCTCCGAAAGTCATGGCTTATCGACCAAAATACCAAGCGTCCTTAAAGAAGGTGCCTGTATAGCAATTTCAGCCTGCAAGCGAGCTTTGAAGGCTTGATAACGGGCTTCTTCTTCAGGAATAAACCCATTGCGACAATCAATCATATTATGTGCTTTAAACCATTCTTTGTAGTCCATCACTTATTCCTCAGCGCGGGGTGTTTGTCGGCCTTAAACTTTCCATCGGTTAGCTCTTGGATTAATAGCTGGCTGATATAAGGAACATCAGCGCCCCATTTATAGATAGCCTGATGACTGATTCCTAAAGCCCTGGCCGTCTCCATCTTGCCACCGAAATGTTTGAATACCTCTTTAGACTTCATGGTTATTCCTCGTTTGTATGCACTGATTCTAAACGATGAAAATATTTTCCGCAAGCACCTTGCGCATAGCCGTTGCATGATATAGGATTGCTTCCATGGCAACCACAACCGAGGGCGCAGGAATGAACTCCACCGAAATTCTAACCGTCTGTCTAAACGAGATGTTTGCACCCATGCTGAATAAGTCAACGCCTACGTTTTACCAGAGAGAGCCGGAGCGGCCGGTGAATCCACCGGAGCCAAAAGAGGCCAATCTCGATATGGCTGAACGCAGATTGCGGGAGAGCCTGAAACAGTTGCAAACCTCTCCCTACTGGGATGACTTCGTACAAATCCTGTTCGATGAAATCACCGATGACGAAGCTGATCAAGTGGCTATCAATCTGGTGCAAGGACGAATCTCCAATCTCAGCCCGGTTAGTTTCGTGATGAACGCGGTCAGAGAGCGTGCGTATCGCGTCTGCGCCGAGCGTTTTATCAAGGAGCTTTGCGAATGAGCTTCGATAAACTAAAGGATGCCGAATGGGAATCAACACCTGTTGAAATTGGACCGCTAGCTGGCATGGAAGATATGTTGCTTAACTACAAGTTTACAAATGGATATGTAAGCGCTGACATATTCGATGCAACCATATATGCCGATGGCGATCTTGATGGACAACAGATTTGCAGACGCCTTCGGGCTGCGCTGAACTACTGCAAAGGCATGACGATTGAGGAGATGGAGAATGGGCGTTAATAATGGTGGCCCGGCATTTCCAGTTAATGGATTTATTCAGCCCAATGGCGATTTCACTTGGCCAGAATCTGGATTGACGAAACTGGAATATTTCGCGGCAAAGGCAATGGCCCCGCTCGTTGAGAATGCAACCAAAGGCCATTCATCATACGGCAATGAAATAGAAATCGCCAAACGCGCTTTCGATATTGCGGAAGCCATGTTGGCCGAATCGGAGAAACGCAATGCGCGAGTGGATTGAAGGCTTTATTGTTGCCGCAATTATTGCCGGTGGAATCGGCGCTATGTTGGCGCTTGGGTTGTAATGGAAGACTGGCTGCTCATCGTGGCCGGGTGTTTGGTGTATGTGCTGATTAATGGGGCGTGGTGATGGGCGATATAGCGGACATGATGCTTGAGGGAATTCTGTGCGAAGGATGCGGCGTATATCTGGATGGTGAAGGCTGTGGAGTTCCCAGATATTGCAGAAGCTGCAAGCGCGATCAACGTTGTATATCAAAGCCAGTAAGCGCGGGAAAAGTCGGGCCTATTGCAAAGAATCAATTGCGTCATCTGAAGATGGCGCTGGAGCGCACCGACAAACCCATTGGCATGTATCCTGGTATTTACATTGATGATGCACCGGGACAAATCAGAAAGCTCATTGCGCGCGGATTGCTGGAGGAATATCACCCACATAATCCAGTGCATAAAACACGCGCAACAATTACTGATCTTGGCAGAGCGGCATTAGAGGAAACCAACTAACGTCGAAGGAGTGTGTCATGAATACTGTAGATGTGAAAGTGGATGACGAAGAGTTGGTTAAACAGGGCTATAACTACGCGGCGATGTTGATTGCGAATCGTCGATCAGTAGGTGTAATTCCCTATCCATTAGCGAGCGCTGGCATGGTTGGATACTGTCAAGCGCTCATTGATGCGTGTGTTCAGCAGCAAACCAGCCGCGTTAGATTGTTTACGGAGAAATGAAGTGAGCGAATTGATTGAACAGGAGCAGGAACAATATGGGCCAGCATCGGTGATTCGGCAGGAGGCCAATCCTCTGGCTGGCACTCCGGCATTTATGCTGCAGAGCGCGATAGAGCGCAATGCCAGCCCGGATATGATTGAAAGGCTCGTGGCCATTTATGATCAGTGGGAGGCTAAGGAATCCAGGAAATCCTATATTGGAGCCATGGCAAGGTTTCAGGTTAATGCGCCGCAGGTGCTGAAAGATAAGCATGTCCATTTTACCAATCGTGCGGGCACTGTGACGGAATATTGGCATGCGCGCCTATCAAATATCACCAAGGCCATTGGGCCTATCGCCGGGCCACTCGGATTATCGTATGACTGGAATATACAAGACAGCGTGAATCCCATCGTGGTGACATGCATCGTCTCGCATATTTCCGGCCATGAAAAACAAGTGTCCATGTCAGGACCACCGGATGAATCGGGAGGGAAAAACACGATTCAGGCCAAAAAATCTACCGTGTCCTATCTGCAAAGAACGACACTGCTGGCAGCGTTCGGATTGGCCGAAGAAGATCAGGACGATGACGGCAGAGGTAGCGAACCTGCGCAGAATATTACTATCGAGCAAGCTGCAGAAATCAAGCGCTTGCTGCAAGAAACCGACAGCGATGTAAAGCGCTTCTTGGGCGTGTTCGGCATACAAACCGTCGATACCATGCCCGCCGTTCACTATCAGCGCGCCATTAATATGCTCAACAAGAAAAAGGAGAAAGCGAATGCAGATTCTGCGAATGCCACAAAATAGCGAAGAGTGGTATCAGGCCCGCCTTGGTCGAGTGACTGCTTCGTGTTTCAGCGATGTAATGGCCGGCGGCAAAGGCATTACCCGCAATAAGTATATGATGAGACTAGCGGCTGAGCGGTTAACCGGATTGCGCCAGGACAGTTACAGCAATGCAGCCATGGAAGCCGGCCACGAATTCGAGCCATTGGCACGCGCATCCTACGAGTTTGAACACGATGTAGCCGTTGAGCAAATCGGACTCATTCAATCGGGCGAGTGGATCGCGGCATCACCCGATGGACTTGTCGGTGATAATGGATTGCTCGAACTTAAATGTCCGTATACCACCACGCATATGCAGTATTGGCTGGATGATCGGCTGCCGCCTGAATATCGTCAGCAAGTGCAGGGGCAACTTTGGGTATCCGAACGAGAGTTCTGCGATTTCTGCTCCTATGATGGCCGCCTGAAAACAAAGAACCTGTTTGTTAAACGCGTCTATCGTGACGACAAATTCATATTTGAAATCCAACGCGCGGTTGATGAATTTGTCAAAGAACTGCAAGAGCTAATAACCAACTTTTCTGTGGGGTAATATGAGCAAAGACCTTAATGAATTAATCGTTATCGAGCCTGAAAAGGCGCTGGCCGTATTCACTACTGACAAGGCGTTAGAACCTTATCTGAATCTGGTGAAGGCAGAAATTGACAAACACAAGCCTGACGTTTCCACAAAGAAAGGTCGCGAAGCCATTGCGTCATTAGCCTACAAAGTGGCACAAGTCAAATCTGCCGTAGATAAAATCGGCAAGGAGTTAAAGGATGAACAGAAAAAAATCCCCGACCTTATCGATAGCGCGCGCAACTATGCGAAAACTACCTTGCAAGGTTGGCAGGATGAGGTGCGCAAGCCTCTGACAGAGTGGGAGGCCAAGGAGGAAAAACGTATTTCTGATATTAAAGAAGCTCTTGGCTCTATGGAGGGAATGGCCGCTGAATGTGTTCGCGATTGGCAGACAATGAATATCGCTGACGCGCAGGATTGGTACAAGGATATTGGCCATGCCAGCATGAGCAAGGATGTTTGGCAGGAATTTACCGATGAGGCCGTTTTTACTCAAGAGCGCGCCTTGAACGATATTCGCGGAGCGATCACTCGTCGCCAAGGGTATGACGCTGAACAGGCTGAACTGGCCCGATTCCGCGCTGAACAAGCAGAGCGCGAGGCCAAGGAAGCGGCCGAAGCAGCAATTAAGGCTCAAGCCGAACGGGACGAGCTGATCCGTCAGGAGGCCGCCGGTAAGGCCCAGCGTGAAGCGCAAGCGAAAGCCGAGGCTGAGCGCCAAGCTGAGGCAGATCGTT